GGTTCGGCACCAGATGCTCGGTCGTTGACCTGAGTGCGTGATTGTGTGACTGCCATTTTTTCAGTACTGATTTTCAATTATTTAGTCGTTATTATTTATAATAACTTTTGTTTATGTCTGATTTATTTACGGGAAACTCAGGAGAACAAGAGTCTTTCGAATTCAATCAAGGTTTGTTCGTTGAGAGTGTTGCTTACAACAGACTGTTCAATTCTGTTATATGCATCCTGTACTTCTCGCTCTTTGAGAAGCCCGTTGTCCCAGATCCATTCCTTACCTTCCATAATACCTTGGACAAAGGCATCTGGAGCAGAGGGATCTGCAACAATGTCAGCAGCAGTAGCCAACATGAAGTCCTCGCCAACGTAGTTAATGCCGTTGCGGTTAACCAAAGATCCCATGCCACGTGAAGAGACACCCAGCGTAACCCCATCATTGAGGAGGGCTCCGGCGATTCTTCCCATTGGTGTTTCGAGAATCTTTGCCTTGCCGATAAAGTTAGATCCATCTTGTTCTAGCCTTGTGATTTTGTGAGAGACACGATCCAGATTAACAGTAGGACCATCGGGATGTCCAAGCTCACCCATTGCTCTATTCTTATGGATGTAAGCTTCGTTATAACGCTTAACTTCCTTAGCAAGAATTGAGGACTCATAGATTCTACCATTACGATTCTTGACATCACCTTGAAGGAAAGGACCTTGAATGTGAAAGGTTTTCTTACCCTTTACTTCTTCGCAGATAACTTCAACAGCCTCTACCTCTTCTCTAATCAGTTTCATTGGATGGTACCTCTTCAGGTTCTTGGTGGAATTCTACAGGTTCTCCATTGTTAGGCATATCAATCACAGAGGCAAAATAATCATTAGCCACTTCTGGCTTAATGTCATTAATACCTTCATAAGAACGGTTCATCAGTTCGTTATTAAGAACTTCAGTCGCTTCTGTGTTTTTACCTTGAACAATAAGATCAATAAGTTCTGAGACTCGTGACATAATAATAGATTAACTTATACTATATTTAGGTTTGTTAGAATGGAGAGGCTCCGCCACCGCCACCCATACCAGGCATTCCTCCTCCCATTGAAGGTTTTCCGCCACCTCCACCAGCAAGTGCTTGCATCATTTCAGGTGGTAATCCTTCTGATGGATCTCCAGATAATCCCATATCATCTTCAGGAACTTGACCTTGACTCATATCAATTTCCTCTTCTGGTTGTTCCTCCTCCTCCTCATTCATTTGAGCATTAGGATCAGGAATAATGCCCACATTTCTTTCGTAAGCAATCTGACGATCCTGTTCCTTGATCTCACCATCAGTGAATCCAAGAATGTCGTGACGAACCTGATAAACACTGAAGTACTTACCAAGATAAGGTTCACACATAGATGCCACATTCATTCTCTGCATCAACATCTCACCTTCTCTTAATTCAGCGAAGTGATTGTCATAGATGAAGTCGTAAGTGATGTGCTCCTTCATGGAGTCATACTCTTTAGGAGTCACTACACCTTTTAAAACTAACTGAGTTTTCAGTAAGTCAACAAAGATACCGGAGAATTTCTTTCTCATCCTACCAACAAACTTGGAGAAGTTGACTTCATCTCTCATGATGTCATCAGTCTTACCAATAGTCATTCCAGCACCCTCTGTCATTCTCGAAAGAGGAAGGTTCAAAGAACGGAAAAGTTTGTCTTGGAAATACTTAAGGTCAGAAAGTTCACCTAAGTTCTGTCCACCAGGTAATGTAGAAACCTCAGTTCCTCTACCACCTTCTCTTCTGGGCAACCAATAGTCTTCCAGCATAGACATGTATTTCTTATTGTCTCTAATCTCACCTGTTGATTGATCGTATGTAATCTTAGTTCTATAGCGTGCCATCGTGTCACGCAGATACTGTTCTGCTTTTGCCTTAGGCAAGTTACCCACGTCAATGTAGAACAATCTTCTTTCAGGTGCTCTTGCCATTCTATAGATAACAATCGCATCTTCCATCCAACGTAGTTGATTGAGAGACTTACTTGCTTTGTTCAGATAGGAAAGAACCATTCCATTGTTTCCATCCACCAAACCAGAAGTACAATACGTAACTGCATCTTTTGCAATCTTAACAGTCTGATTCTGTCCACTGTTACCAAAGGAACGACCCATGTAGTTCATACCTTTCTTATTATAAAGGTAGTACTCCATCACACGAGCAGGCATTTGTACTGATGACTTACCAAATGCTGTAGAATTATTACTGGAGAAAGTTTTAGCAGTACTTTTTAGATTAGGTTCTGGAGGACCGTTCTTTTTATACTCTCTTACTGGTTTGATTTTCAGAGCATCAATGTTTCTGATGTCCGTCAAACCTCTTTCAGGTTGATTGAGATCAATTACCTTCTGATAATACAATCTTCCGTCCACATACCAACGACGGAACATCTCATGTGCTTTATTATTAAAATCTAATAGGTGTAGAATGTAAGCAAACTCTTCTCTAATAATTGTTTTGATTCTTTCTGATACATCCAGGTTGGATAAATCAATAGCTACTGGTTGATCATTTGTATCAGAAACAATTGCCTCATTAATAATTTGATCAATCGCTTGATCGATTTCTGGGTGCATAGCCATGCACCTGTACTTACGAATTGCTTCGTAGTCTTTACCTGCCTGTTGATCTAAGTCAACAGAATATCCATACAGTCCACCAGCGGCAACGGTAACACCGTCGTCCATGTTAGGTGGAACTGGAGATATCTTACCAACTTCTTCGAGTTCGTCTTCCTTGTAGGAGAAGCCAAATAATCTACTATCTTGATTAGTTCCTTGGTTTTGATACGAATTCACTGCATCTACTACTGTCTTATACTTATTTATCGCACAAAAAAAGGAGAGGTGAAACCCACCCCTCCTCTAAACTTCCTGAAAAATAATATCAGGAATAAATTGCGTTCTTGTCTGCTGTCACATTGACTGGAACAGAAGAAGTGAAAGGATCGCCATCGTCCACTGCACTCCAATACTGGACTGCAAATGTAACACCGTATTCTTCTACGGTATCTGTGCTGTCAAAGCTGAGATCGATTGCATCAACCGTAGTCGGCCAGATGCCTTCAAATCTGTAAGCTCTGAGTTGATTGCCATCGCGATCCAGCTGTCTTACGATAGCTGTTGCGAAATAATCATTCAGTTCGTTTGCACCCAGAACATAATTCATGTTCTGAATGAGTTCTGACCACTTCTCAAATCCTTTACGGAGTTGGAAAGAAACGTCATTGGTTACTGTTACGGACCAATCATCGAAACTTCTGTCTCCAGAAACTTTCAACTGACGTCCACGGAAAGGAACACTGATTTGTCCAACATTAGATGCTGGAAGGTTAGATGCTTTGATGAGGTAAGTACCTTCATTCGTTGACTGAGTTGCGTCAATCACCACAGCATCAGGGAAAGACATTTCCACTTGGAACATGGTGGGGCGTACCCCACCACCTTGTAGAACGGCCTTAAACTCTTCGATACTTCTTGGGTATGCCATTTTGTTATTTTACCTAGGTAGTGGGGCTAAATCAAACGCTTGTTGCGCCTGCTGTGCCTCTAAAAAGTCCAACGGACTCTTCGAAAGTTGCACCTGTCTTCGTTGCAACGAAGTTCAGAGTAATAAAGTTGATCGACCTTGCTGGTTTGATGTAGATGTCAGCCACAAACTCGTTCCTGTCAATGATGCCAGGAGGGTTGTTGGTTTCATCACACACAACCAGGAAATCAAACATTCCACGTTTGGACTGAATGTCTCTGAGGAATGGGTTTACATTGTTCTTAAACAACGTACGTGTGACTTGATCGTTGAATTCGAACAAGTTAACTCTTGCGATCTCTGCAATTTCTTTTTCAACAACTAAGAAGAGCCTTCTAACGTTGATGCGATCGAATGCGGAGGAGTAAGCAAGTGCTGTTTTGTCTCCGAAGAGAACTGTTCCTTCACCAGGGAATGTGGTAATTGGATTAACACGTGCTGCGTAAAGGACGTCGCGTTGTGGCTTGCTTGGGTTGTAAGGAAGCTTAACGACGTTACGAATCTGTCCTCTAGAAACACCAGCAGGTGAGTAGTAAGGTTCAGCTTCGATTGCTGTGAACACCAAGGTTCCAGCTGTATCACCATTCAAAGGCATGTAACGATAAACGTCATTGAACCTATCGTAGGAATACTTATAACCACTGTCAAGTACAGCGTATGAAGAAGATGTCAGTGTATCTGCCCACTGTTCAACGTTTGATGTAACCGTCTCAGAGTTGAGTCCGATCACATAAGAACGAAGAGGCGAAAGGAATGCCATGCAATCTCTTCTCTCTTCACAGATGTTGATGAGGAAGTTACCAATAGCAGTTGCGTCATTGAGTGTTGCACCTGCAGGACCTTGAAGAACGTAATCAAGAACGGTTGTGTTCTCAGTTACAAACTTATTGTAAGCAATTTGTCTTTCTCCAAGACTTGCGGCCAACTGATTGACACCAGATGCAAGAAGGTAATCTTTCTTCTCTACGTAACCAGCAGTAACTCCACCAGCAAGTGTTGCTCCAACTGGAGAAAGTCCAGTGTTAAGATCCGAAGTCCAGGTGATTGCCTGATTGGCATAGATGAACTGAGATTTCTCGTTGATTACTTTCTCATAGAAGTTTGCTTCTCCTTCAGGTGTAAGTGCTCCTTTCAGTTTAGAAACTCCAACGTATTGCTCCAGGGTGTTGCCTTTAGAACCTGTCAGATCGCCAGTCGCATCATACACGATGATGTTCATTGCGTCGTTCTTGGCGCCTCTTGCGATAGCGTTCAGAGAGGTTGTAGGACGTGAAGCGAAACGGTACCAGGGCACACCTTCCAGTGCGATCTGTTGGTTATACCAGCTATCAGCACCTGTTAAAGTAAAGACAGTTGCTCCATCGCTAACTTTAAATGTTGCTGATGGTTCGAAAACCGCTTCCCACTTACCTGATGCACTGCTGTATACGTAAGTAGTTTGTTCAGTTGACTTAGCAGATAGTCCAGCAACTGGCTTAAGAGTCCAGTT